TCAAATAATCCTTCTCTTTAACACAAAGAAACCGGTCGCTGCAATAATCAATACTATGATAACCCAAATAGCAGCCGATTTTATGCTGTTTACAGCAATGGTTGGATCTTGATGATCTACAATGTGTGTATAAATGGAATCCTGCTGTAGCTTTGCCTTCTTCCAGATGCTTAATTTTGAAACATCGGTTTTAATTATATCGTTTTGTTTTGTTGTTTTTTGATGATATCGGGCATTGACTGTTTTTTCTTTAGGATACGCTTTAAAAGCGATGTCTGATCCAAGTTTATCTGTCACAAAGTCAATACTTAAATCGTCATTTTCAAAATGTTTATCCCAATGAGTAAGATTGAAGCTACCCAATAATGGCTTCCCCGTTACTCTAATGGAAGTATCCAGGTCGATATCGGTTGTAATGATCGACTTATCTCTGTACAATAAATTTTTCTTGTTAACACTGTTTGTGGTTTTTTGCAGATGGGATGAAGTTTGAGCCTTATTTAAAACGTGCGTTTTTTTTGAACAGGAAATAAAAAAGATACAAAATATAATTGTGTGGTAAGCTTTCATTTAATAAATCTTGCTACGGCATAGATCTGCCTGGTTAATCTGATTTTACGATACACACCATCACCTTCGCGACTACCGGCCTGGTTGGTATTACCCTCAACAGTGTACACTGTTGTCGCGGTCCAGCGGTCGATAAAGCCAGTGTGTGCAATCCGCTTTTTTTCCAAAAAGTATATTCCAAAAATATCGGCCCGAGTTGGTTGCGCGTTAGTTTGTGTGTTGCGTGTCCATATAATTTGATGTTTAAATAGATCAGGACAATACCCGCTTTTAGGGTTCGTGATTTTATTTTGTCCGTATACCCAGCATACAAACGCGGCACACCATGGTTCCCCTTTAAATAAGCCGCAATAATGAAGGTAAGTTTCTACAGCTTTACCATCATTTTTTCCGGTTAATTCACGGACTCCAATTTGTGAAGTGTAAGTTAAAGCTACCTTATTGCGAACGATTGCACTGCCGGTATAGCCTGATTGAGCATCACTAACACCAGCACAATAAAACAGTAGATAAATAAAGAAATAGATATTTTTTGCCATGGAGTTAAAGATTTAAATGATATGCTAAATTCGTTTTCAAAAAAGTTCCGTAAATCAGGCCATATCACTTTAATCATCAGCCATGATACTGAGCAAAAGATGCACAGGCTTATAATCGACGTGATGTTTACCTGTAAGACACCGATGTCAAATGTGCCCGCGGTGGGGTCATACCATCTTAAAACATAAGGTGATAATAAGAAGAGCAACATAGCCGTAAGCATCAAAAGGTACTCGCCATGCTTTGACAGCAATTTAGACAGATCTCTATATCTGTTTTTTTTCCAATTTTTCAGCCTGTTCATAAACGCTTAATTTGTTTTTTAATAGGATGATTTCTATACCCATTTGATTAATTTTTTTGGTTAATTCCCGCTCTCGTGAATTTTGGGCGCGGATGATCTTCAGATATTCAGCTTCTTTTTGCTGCAGCATTAATATCTGCTGACCCTGTATTTCTGATTGATTTTTAAGGTCATTAAGTATTTTACTATACATTTCAACTTCAGTAAACTTCGCTTGCGTTTGTGCAAGCAAAGTTTCGGCGGTTGTCTTTTTTTTGGAGACAATTGCGGTAATAATCATACCGAAGCCAACAGAAGATAAAATCGAAATGATAGAAGGTAGATTTAAGTTTTCAAATGTCATATTGCAGTCGTGTTACTTGATCTCGAATGATAAAAGGCACAATCAATTAGTTCAATAACCAAGCCTTTTATTCACTTTTTTAGTTTGGAATTTTCCTGCATCGTTGAGCGCGATCCAATGGCATAGCCGAAGAGTAGGCACCAAAATAAGTAGCCGAGTCGCCGTGTTTCTGCATATTCAATACCAATAGCTAATAATGGTATGGGTTTCTAAAGACATTGAACTTAAGCGTGATTAAGTTCAATTTTCAGAAAATCTGTGTAGCTAAATGGTAGATTAATAATAACCTATAGTTTTAAGGTTTTAATTTAACCTTTTTAGATAATTTCATAGCCGGCCTTTCTATCAGATAATACATCAGATAAGCGGCCGGTATAATAGAGGCTAAAAATAAAAGACTAAGAACTATTGGGGGTAATTTATATTCTACAACATAATGGCCTATAAAACTAATTATCGGTATATGTATAAGATAAATTGAGTATGAGATATTGCCTAAAAAGGTCAATACAGGTTCATTTTTAGACGTGTTTACAAACATTATGACTAACACAGTTAAACAAGGTATAGCGCCGCTAATAATTGATTTAAAACAACATATTATAATGGTAAAAGCTACCATAATTAACAAAAAGTATTTGAGCCTGATTAATTTTGTGTAACCTAAAAAAGCGATGTATCCAAACACAAAATCATATACGTATGATATAATAAGCCCTCTAACCGTATATCGCAAACAAAAAAAGCTTATTGCTGCAAGTACAGCCACCGAAAGATATTTTGGACTGTTAATTAGAAAGGGGAATATCAGGCCCAAAATGATATAAAATTGAAATTCGATTGATAGCGTCCAATAAACACCGGTAAACCATTCTTGATCTTTTATAAACGGGACCAAGTAGGTAATGTGATAAAACAATCGACTAAATTGAATTAAGTTTGGAGGATAAAACCCTATTGTAAACAATACGATAATTGAAAACCAATAGGGCGGGTCAACACGTAAGCTTCTTTTTGCTATGAACCTAAAAAAGTTTTTACACTCATATTCGTTTCGATATAATGATATAGGTAATATAAAGCCAGATATAACGAAAAATACAGCCACCCCCTGTTGACCATTATTAATTATATAGTCGATCAATTTATTAAAAGCAACTCCAGTAGCCAACTGAATATGTACCACACAAACACCTAAAGCCGCTATGGCTCTTAAATAAATAATACTTTGTATTTTATCTAATTTATACATCGGAAAGCCAATATACGTAATATTATAAACGTGTTTTTATAATAGCAAATGAGTAAAACGGGTAGTCAATAAATTCAATGGCAATGCCATTTATTACTGTCGTTTCCTCAGCATCGTTGAGCGCAATCCAATGGCACAGCCGAAGAGTAGGCATCAAGATAAGTAGCTGAGTCGCCGTGTTTCTGCATACTCAATACCAATAGTTAATAATGGTATGCGTTTCTAAAGACATTGAACTTAAGCGTGATTAGGTTCAATTTTCAGAAAATAAGAGGAGTATATGTAGTTGAACTATGGGTTAATAATAACCTATAGTTTTAAGGTTTTAAATCCATTGCTGTTTATATTGATCCTATTCCATCTTTCTCTAAAATATTTAGCACTTGGAATTTCAACAAACTTATTAATGAATGCGGCAATAGCTACTGCAATTGGCAAAGAAATAAGTCCGCTTCGCCGGCATAAGTGTTGTTTGTGAATGTAAATTGAGCCATATAAATGTTTGCCCCCCGGCCCCCTAAAGGGGGAGCGTTTGATTAGTTGGTTTAATTTTATAGGGATGAGTTATAGTGATAGTTGTAGGAATAATACATTATTACCCCTTCAGGGGGTTAGGGGGCTACCGCACGCTTAACCGCATTCTGAGCCAGAGTAGATTGCGGAGCAAAGAAAGGCGCAGTCTCCGCCTTAGCTTTGCTGCTGCGTTTTGAGCCTTCAGGAGTAAAGGTTGATTTAATTTCATTGCGCACTTGCTCATTAGTTTTGCTTAGTCGCTCATTAGCAGTTTCCAGGGCTTCGCGGGCTTCAGTAAGTAATTGGTTTTGTGCGTGCAGTTTGGCCTTGATCTCTTTAATGCGGTTTTGAATGTCGCCGGCTTTTAGTTTAGCATCTGGCATATCGTCCTCATCTTCGTCATCAGTTGCCGGTGTTACCGTTTCTGCGCAGCCGCCTTTTACCTTGATCCTTTTGCCCCCGGCAGTAGTGTAAGTGTCGGTCGGGGCGGGTATGGTCATGTCCTCATCCTGGTAAACTTCGGCGCCTTCCTCCAGTTCGCCGGCGTGATGCAGGGTGCCTTTGTCGGTAATGGTTTGTTTGTTTACTACCTTCTTAAAAAAGTTCATGATCTTATCCAGCACCGATGTGGTTTTTTCGATAAGGTCTCTGTTCTCGTTGTTCATATTGCTGTTTTTGTTTAAGATTTTATTGATATAGCGTTGATAAAATATGGGTGCAGTGCTGGTGTAATTTTTAATGATAGTGCTGTTGACAATGTCGCTGGCATAATCTTCTATTTCGTCGATAAAACCCAGGTCGAGCGCCTGGTCGGCAGATAACCAGGTGACGGCGTTAATCAAACTATTAACGGTAACGCCGTCCAACCCGGTCTTGTCCATGTAGATCTGCGCCAGGCGCGATTGTACTACATTTAACATCTGCACATCCTTCAGCAGCTCGTCGGCATTGCCGCCGCTGCCTACCATTGGTTTATGGATCATGAGCAGGGCGTATTTACTCATGATAACTTTGTTGCCACCCATGGCTACTACCGAGGCAGCGCTGGCGGCCAGCGCGTCGATGTACGTAGTTACATTGCCGGTATACTTTTTAAGTAAGTCGTAAATGGCTATGGCGTCAAAAGCGCTGCCACCTACCGAGCTAATGTGAACGTCTACATCCTGGCCGGCCGCCGCTTCAAGCTGCTGATGCAGGTAGGTGGATGATAAGGTGCCCGACCCAATGCAGTCGGTTTCAGTGTCGTGTAAATAGATCTTGTAACTCATTTGGTTGAGATGTGAGTCCCGATAGCTATCGGGATGAGATGTTGATGATTGATTTTGCCGGAGCAGGTTTTCAGGCTTGGGGATATACAAATATCCAGGTTATTCTCGGTGGCGATGGTGACAGTAGTTTGTCAGCGGTTGCCTTTGTTTTGTTCGATTGAACTATACAAATATCGAAACTATTTCTTTTCCCGATGGTGGCAGTAGTTTGTCAGTACTATCATCACGCTATCCCCGCCGCGTCATTGCGAGGAACGAAGCAATCTCAGCGCGCTAGTTACACCTTGCTCGGCCGATTTGCATGTGTGTAGATTGCTTCGTCCCTTGCAATGACGCAGTGTTTTATAGATTATTGATAACTATGCCGATTGGCATACATCAAAGGTCGAAAAATTATTTTTAACCGGTGGTGACACTACTTTGTCAGTATCATAAAAGCTATTCATCGCACGCCAAATGGTGCGCTCGTCTTTATTAAATTTTACTTCGGCCTCTAACACCGCTTGGTTTTTGGTAATGCCCCGTGTTTTCATTTGGGCCTGCACCCACAGATAGATCTCGCGGTATACAAACACCTTAGTCGTGATAAAGCCGGCTTTATACAGTTCAGAAAATATGCCTTCGTCAAACAAGGCGTTTGCGGTTTTGATATTCATATGGATAGGTGAGTGGTTAAATTAAGTTAGATGAGAGAAACAAAAAGCTTTCGGCTTTAGTCTTTCTGCTTTGAGCTACAAATTCACCCTATTAATAGTCTGTGCCAAAATGCTTTGCTGGGTGTTGATATTCTTCACATCCACATAAACAGGCGGAAAGTTGTTGATCATCTGGTAGGCTATGGTATTGGCCAGGTCTTTCTGATCATTCATAGGCGCATTGTAGTAACGGTTAGAGTTACCGCCATCGGTAAAGATACCCCCAATGGCATAACCGCGCTGTGGATTAGCCATCGAGAAATCCCGGCCGCCATAGGCTACGTTGATTGCGCTTACCAGGTTACGTGCCCAGGGGTCGCGCATGGCTTCTGATACCACTACGGCTTCACCCGATCGCAGGTAGGCGTTCATGTTATCGGTACGGCTGTAGCCTGGCAGCAGCGCACCCCGCCCGTCCGACTGGTAATGGACACCTCCCTTAGCATATTGCGGGGCCTTTTGCGCGGCTATAGTAGCCACCTGTATGGCGGTCTCGGCAATAATACCGGGGATAACGAACGGTGCCAATATACCGCTTTGCGAGGTGACTTTAGTAATAGCCAGCGCCCCGTTAATTACCGCTTGCAGTAAGGATGCCCGCTGCTCGGCTTTAAAGGCTTTGGTTTTTTCCTCGGCTTCTTTTTTGGAGTACTTGTCCTCAATGACTTTTTTCTGCGTGGCAGTGAGGCTGCTATTATTTAGCTCTGAGGCTTTTTGCGTTTCCAGCTGTTTAATTTTAGCACCGCTTTGCGATTTAATGCTGTTTTGCAGAATGGAGAAAGCGGCGTTGGATACTTCCTGAGTGGTTTGGAGTTCGAAGTCTTTGCGCTCCTGAGCGTAACGTTTATTAAGCTCGGTAATCTTCTGCTGTTTGTTTTGCTCCAGTTGCTTGATCTTATCGGCGTTGCCATTGGCTAATGAAATTTCCAGATCATATTTATCAGTAATCAATTGTTTATCAGTAGCAAGTTTATCTCCCGGTAAAATGGCTTTCTTTACTTTTCTCTCGTCGTAATTAATCAATTCTTTTAAACGTGCTTGAGTCCCCAGGTCTTTTAGGTGCTTTTGCGCGTTTTCAAAGTCCGTTCCCAAAAACTTTTCTATATTTTGACCTAAATTTTGGTGAAATTTCTCTTGCAGGGCTTTGCTTTGTTCCTGGTATTGTTGCTGCGTAATTAATTTCTTATCCAGTTGTATTTTCAAAGCAGCTAATTCAGATTCATAATTTTGATTAGTGATTTCAACACTCTTGGAAAAATCAATTGAAAGTGCTTCTATGTGTGTTGCTGCTGCAGGTTTGACTGATTTAGATATGTTTTTCTTTTTAATTGTTTTATCTAGTATTGAATTAACTCCTAATACTGTAGCACCAAACTGTTCAGCATCTGTAAGTGCAGATTGCATTATTACTGTGTTCTGCCTTCCTAATAGTTTTGAATCTTCATTTATATCCGAAATTGATTTTTTTACCTTGTCTATCTTAGATTGCAACTCGTCAATCTTTTTATGAGCATTTGATTCTCTTGAATCGCCCGTTATAGGTATAGTACCATTTCCTATTACTTTTGGTGCATTGATAATTTCATTATAATCTTTTTTCGCTTCTTTCAATAAATCAGTGTATTTTTTTAACTCATCTTCCAATTGCTTGAGCTGAGTTGCATTACCCAATTGACGCTGTTTGTTTTGGGTTACTGCATCCTCGGCAACTTTGGCCCGTGAGTGAGCTTCTACAGCTTTAGTAAGTTTTTTGTAGCTTTCTTCGGCTTGTCCATTTAATATCTGCTGTGTGGTTAGCGTACCAAAATAAGCTGGATATATGGATTGTAGTTCGTTGATAATTTTCTTTCGATCTTCAAGTGATACTTTTTGATCTTGAGACGCTTTATAGAGTAAACTTAAATGATAAAGTTCCTGCTGAGCATTTTGCGTACCTTGCTGCCTGACCTTCATTAGTGCATCTAAAACTATTTTATTGTCTTTAAAGGCTTTGGTAAGAGCGTTTAAAGATGTCTCGCCTTTAATCATATCGGCAGCCCATTTTATTATCGCACCGCCATATGTTGTGATCATGGTTATGCCTATAGTAACTAAGTTATTCCAGGAAAACAAAGAAGTACTTAGTTGAGCGAGAACACTAATTGGTTTTTGACCGCTCTCAGCGAGTTCTTTGTTTTGAACATTCAGTTTAGTCATAGATGCGACTACATCTGGCAATTTTTCAGCAATAGCTTTTAAACCCGTATCAAGCCCATCTGCAAATTTGGGCAGAGCAGAGTTAACGCTGGTTAGAGAACCGTTAAGCTTATCAATTGCTTCTGCATATTCTTTGGTTTTTAGAATGTCATCGTCGTCGATTTGATTTTTAATTCTTGATTTCCCCATGTTAAATGTAATTTATGCCAATTGGCATATTATTAAAAATAATAATTGTTAATTAATGAATTTTGACAAAAACTCGTTTAATGTTTAGCTGATATAATTGTGTTGTAGTAAGTAGATACGAAAAGGTGGTATCAGGAATTATTTAAAACAGCCTAAAAGCGAGATATAGCTATCTTCGTTTATATACTTATATCCGGGTTTCAATACAGAAGCCTTATTGTCTTGTCCCAATAATCGATCATCAGGTTTAAAAGCATATAAAAGTACATAGCCAGTTTTTCCGTCACTATCTGTAAAAGGTATTAATTTCCAGTCTATATAAGTACCTACAGAACTTACTTTATATTTTACCAAATTTTTGTTCAATATTGCTTTAGGACTTCTTACAAAATCGTAACCTTTATCGGATTTTGCTATGCGCCATATGGGTATTACTTCATCATACAAAGCCGACTTCGCAATCCGCATATATCTACCATTCAGTAACATTTGGTCGCCGTAGCGATGATGGTTTTGTTTTAAATTATAATAATAGGCTTCTACCCAATTTCGATTATAAATTGTACCAACACCAATAATCAACACCACCGTAGCGACAATTATCCATATTTTTGTTTGTGATTTGCTCATAGATTTAGATTGTTTTAGTGCTAATTTATTTAGTAAAAATACGAAGAGTAACTTAAAAATCCAAATATAATTTGTATCTGTAAATGCTTATGCTGCCACCAAACCCGCCCATGGATCGCGCATGGCTTCTGAGACTACTAGGGCCTCGCCCGACCGCAGGTAGGCATTCATGTTATCGGTACGGCTGTAGCCNGGCAGCAGCGCACCCCGCCCGTCCGACTGGTAATGGACACCTCCCTTGGCGTATTGCGGCGCCTTTTGCGCGGCAATGGTAGCTACCTGTATAGCCGTCTCGGCAATAATACCGGGAATAACGAATGGCGCCAGCACACCCGTTTGCGAGGTAGCTTTGGTAATAGCCAGCGCCCCGTTAATTACCGCTTGCAGTAAGGATGCCCGCTGCTCGGCTTTAAAGGCTTTGGTTTTTTCCTCGGCTTCTTTTTTGGTGTACTTATCCTCAATAGCCTTTTTCTGCGTGGCAGTGAGGCTGCTGTTATTTAGTTCTGTTAATAGGTTTTGGTATTTTAACATCAGTTGTAACAAAGTTAAAAACCGGCTCACTGAATTGATCCTCAATACGAAGAGATCCGCTCATGTACGGTGAGAATTGAATATTTCCCTGCTCATCTTTATCTATAGCAAACGAACCCGTTAATAATATCCTATCACCAGCTTGTAAAAGCTTAAACTTGTTTTTAATGCTATCATCGTCTGCTACATGAGCTTTTAAAATGATAGATTCAAATTCAGGATTTTTTTCATCTGGCTGTGCTTTTTTCGAAACTAATAACTCTACGTTAACGCCGCCTTCCAATATTGCATCTTCTATCTTAAACACAGTCACCTGCCAATTTTTAAAGTTTGTTTTTAACGTGTCAATAATAAAATGAGTTATCTTAATTTTATTATTGTTAGCGGCATCTTTTTTACCTATATCATTAGTTTGATTACTTGTGTTCCAATAAGCGGTATCTAATAACTTAACGAATGCTAATTCGTCCTTTGGTCGATGATCTGCGGGAAGATTACCGGTAGGCAGTTGTCCACAACTCTGAAATACAAGGATCAAAGAACAGAATAAAAAAAGAGTGTAAATATGTTTCATTTCGATAAGTTTGGTTGCTAATTATTTTAGTAAAAATAGCGTTTCCAAATTAAACTTCCAAATAATTTCATAATTATCCTAATTTCACCAATTCCAACTTGGTAGGGTGCCCTTTGCGCCAGCTGTCAATTTTATTAATGTAATAATAAGCACTGTCTTGGTCCAGGTAAATGGGTATCAGCAGGTCAAGTTCCAGTATGTCACGCGGGGTGAGCAGGAAGTAGCGTACCACTTTTTTGGTTTGCTGCAGTATTTTTTCAAGCTCGGGGTAGTATTTGGTACGTAAGCCGGTAAGAGTACTGTTATGGCCGGCGGCAGGCATATCGCCAAAACAGAGGCTGTAGGGGCCGTCGGGTTTATAAAAATAGGGTGTGCTTATAACATCATTCACCACAACTTGCTTGCTGCCATCGGTAAAGGTTACTTTTTTGCTCAGGTTATTAATGTTCAGTTTCTGGTCAACCAAAATACGCGGCGACACGCCAATGCTGAAGTCGTCGCCGTTATCGGCATCAATCATTTTTATCTGCGCAACGGTGCCGCCAATGTAGGGGCGGTTAAGCGTAGGCGCAAACTGGCTCTCAAACAGGTCGCCATTGGCGGGCAGGGTGGCGTCTTTTACTTTAATTACATCGTCGGCAAAACCAGTGGGCAGCACGGCATCATCGGTTTTGTATTTAAGGTTGTTGGCCTGCGCGTAACCGCCTAACTGAAAGCTGATGCTTTTGCCCTGGTCCAGGCATTTGGCGGTCCAGTTTTTAGCTAAAGGAATATTACTGATAATATCCCTGAATGAGTTGAACGATATGGTTTTGGTGGCATTATCCGTCTGGCAAATAATACCAAATCGTTGGAAAACGTCTTTCAATAAATCCTTCTGCGAGATATCTGGAAAAATGCGCTCGCACTGTACCTGCTGGGTATATTTAACCACATTGTTTTGTGCCTTTACCGTTAAGGTAGCACCCGCCGGAACCGAAAAATAAGACGGGTTGTCGCCTTTCCAGGTATAATTAATTTCGACGCTCTGCCCTTCGGCCAGTTCCAATTCGCACGACAGGGTTTGTTTACCAATGTTAACGTAGCCGGTAATGCTGCCGCCGCTTGTTCCGTTGTCGCGCACCCACTTACCCATATCCCAGTTAAAGTCTAACGCGGCAGCTTCAACGGTAGGCTGTCCGGTTGTGTATACGTTGATGGCCGCATGTAAGTAAGTAGGATGGTCGCCCGTAATGCGTCCTCGCAGTACAGTTTTAGGGAAATAAGCCGTTACCTGATAATCGCCCCGCTGTGCCGCAGTAAAAATGCCATTTGATAGTTGATTGGAAGGATCAGATACAGGGCTGAATACAAATAAACCCGAGGGGTTATTATTATTGGGGTGATTTAGGACGATCTCGCTGCCGTTAGTAGCCGTACAGCTCAAAATATCCGGCTGATTCTGATAATCGCTGCCATGCTCAAAACTGCCATTGCTAAACTGGGCAATAAGCTTCGGATACAGCGGGTCGCCAAGTAACGATCCGGTAGCTTTATAACCTGTACCCTTCACCAAAATATCTACGGCCGATTTAATAAAGAATCCAGGGCGCAGCGTAGTAACATTGATGTTTTGGTTGATGTCCTCGGTAAAATTGCCATAATCAACCACGGGATATATCCAGCCCTCGGTTTTTGTTTGCGATTTTACAACGTTGTCCAGTGTCCAGGCATGGTCGTAATCTTTCCATAGAGTGCTGTACCAGGGGCTGCTGCTATCGCCCATTTCATAAAGCTGACCGTCTATGGCATCAAAAAAATCGACATTCCCAGAGAGTATAGTTACGTTAGCCGTATTTTGGTCAATGCTGTTTAGCTCGCAGATGCCATAGGGTATGATTTCCAGCCCGTCCTGCACCAGTTTGGCCTGGTATTTTTGATAGGGCTTATCGGTGCAAAAGGCAATATCATCCGGGAAACCCAATATGCGCCGGTTGTTTTGCGTAAGCGGCAGTTTAAACTGGTTGGATGTATGACCCTGCTGATTTTGAACCTCAGCGAGGTTATTGATCTGGAAGGTAAGGGCAATGGGGCTGTCATCGGTTAGGTCGGCCAGCTGGTCGTCTATGTACAATTGTAAATCGTTCATAAGCTTTTATTGGGTTTGTATGTTGATGCCCGGTAAATTGAAAGTCACGCTGAAAGGCGCCTGGCCGTTCAAGGTTTCGTATTCGCTAAAGGAGGCGGTATTAAGCACAACCGTTTGCCATTTAATTGGATTTTTGCTGACCAGCATCTGTACTTTAGGCGAGTATTTGATAGATTGCAGACCCTTGATATCGCTAACGGAAAGATCCTCGGCCATCACCTTCATTTTTTGCCCTGCCGATTTACTGATCACTTCTTCAATGCCTTGCTGGTTTTCCCAGTCGGTTACATAATTTTTAATAATGGTGGCGTTCTGTACATCCAGCGTAACTTCCTGATTATAAACAAAGCGATAATAGTTCCATGAACCTGAAAGGCCTATCCACCGTAAGTAAACCGATTGTTCGTCAATAGCATCATCAATCCTCACGGTTTGGATTTGAGTAATGGGATACGTAGTCGCGCCATCATCATATTTTAAAATGATATTGAAGTATCGGGCATCCGCAGGGAAGTCATTGTCTACCAATAGCCGGTTTAAGCCTAATTTTGCGGGTAGGTTTGTATTAGTAGGGTTTTGTCTGGATATCAATAAACTGCCGCCATCCTGGTTAAGCAACCATGAACCATCTTCGTTTATCAAATAATTATTTTGCGAGCCGCCGGGCAATGGGTTTCGGTTGATGTCCAGCTTGGTCAACTCACAATAAATATTTTGACCAATGATATTCTCGCTGTAAATAAAACCAATATCAAACGGATAGCCGTTTGAATAAGCCGGCTCAGCAAAATCAGTGATCCATTTTGCTGCAGGTTGGCTGTTGGCAAACGGTACATAGGCCGCCAGGTTACCGCCGTAACGTTCGCCTAGTTGCTTGGCGGCGTAAACTACATAGTAGGTGTCGGCGATAGTTACCCAGTTAGAGGTATGCGTACCGTTTACATCGTTGTTTGTTGCGGGTGCACTCGTGCTTATATCCCATTGCTCGGCATATGCTATTTGGTAACTGGCACTCAGGTTGGTATCTCTGAAATTAGCCTGAGTGTAACCGCTTTCGTCTTTTGCAATTAATAACGATTGCAGGAAATTAGACAGATCAGCTTTGATCAATCCGGTATTGTCTGGCCGGTTAGTTGACGTGATAGTTTTTGTAGCGCCGGTTTTAACATCCTGATAGGTTATTTTGGTTAGCAACCTGTAGTAAGGCCTTAGCTGGTTTGAATTAGCAAAACCACTCGAAACTGTTGTAGTAAACGATGTATTTATAATAAATGAATTTTGGGTAGCGGTAAGCTTATTAAAATAGAAGGTTCCTTCATAAGGTCCGGCGTTTACGTAGATTTGATCGCCATCTTTCAAGCTGCTTAAATCAGTACTTACGGTTACGCGCGGCTGGTTAAAAGTCAAATCAAGCGTGACATGGGTCACCTCGAAATCTCGGCGCTGATAAGTAAATAAAATGGGGTTAAAAGCGGCACTCCAACGACTGATGTTGCCATTAACAGTTACAGAGGGGTCTTTGATGAGCAACCTCCCTAACACCGGCACCGTGACTGACATACCGGCCACGCAACCAAAGGAATTAGCATCTTTAACGGTGATATTTTTTAATCCGCTGCTTAAGCCGGTAAATATGTTTGATGATTGAAACGTAACGCCATCTAAACTGTAACTCAGCGGTAAATAACTGGACGAAGCTTTCACGGTTATCTGCCCATCGGCGGCACCGGTAACAGATTCCGGGTGATCTACATTGATGCTGTTAATCACCAGGTCGCAATTGTTTACCGGTGGCGGCGGGGTTGTCAGCGGCGTAATGGTGGCAAAGCCAAAGGTTTTACGGTAATAGAGCGCAAAAAAGCCTTCATCTGTAGTGTGGGCACGTTCAATAATGCCATCAAACAACAAAACGTGTTGGCCCATGGCAATTGCCTGGCCTTGCGTAATAGTGCCATTGTCGTTAATGCTATAAGTTATGGTTGCACCGCCGCCGTCAGCAGGCTGACCAAAATCGTCGGTAATATTTGCGTAGATCTGGGCCGTGGCTATCCTGTCGCCACCGCTCATGAAATACTCTTTGCCCGAGATCGAGATATTGCAATTTAATCCCATGTTGTTTTGAGTTAAATAGTTTTAATGAGTTAATAAGATTATTGAAAGTTTTCGAAATACATGGTGGCCAGTGTAATGGTCACGCTAACACCGGTTGTATTCACGTCAAACTTGTTATAAACCGGCGTGCATTTAGCTTTATCGCCGGCTTTTATCTTGAAATACCGTCCATCGCCTTCGCGATAGGTGGAGGCTTTAGCTATAAATTGATTAGCCATAAAAAGCGCCTGGCTTACATAGGTTTCGTTATCGGCAGTATACTGATCGAAGTCGGTTTTAAACAGAAAATCAAGCGTAATGGCAAAAGTATTGTCTACGGATCCGTTGATCTGAGGCGACAGGTTAATGGTTTGTGGCGGATACAAGAACACACATGGAAAGCTGGCATCGTCAGCGAGTAAATTAAGCTCATTAGCGGTGCCGTAGATGAATGCCGGACTGCCGGTCAGACTTTGTACCACGGCTTCTATTTGATTGCGTATAGGCATGTTTAAATGATTATGGTTTGATTGAATGTTAGTGTTGAGCCTGCAGCAGCTCTGAATATTTGCGCTGGTACTCAGCCTCAGTTTTATTGAGCAAGAGCTTGGTAAGCACTCTATCATAAGGCATGTTCAGTATCTCGTTCCACCTGGTTACATCGCCGCCGGCTAATGAGTTTATGGTATTGATATATTTAAACTTTTCGAAAGCCTGTATACCGGCTTTTTTCTCCAGAGCGGTAGCAGGCGCTGCCAAAAGCCGGTTCTCGGTTTCGATAAGGACAGATAACTCATAAAAAAATGGCGAGCGATGGGCAGTGCCTCCGTTACCCCAAGTGTTTTAATGGTTTCGGCAAATTCTTCGGCTTTATATTCGTCGTACGTATTACCCGTTGCGCGGCAATAAAAATATTGCGCCAGCACGTGGCAGCAGGCTTTTAATGAGGGGTTGAAGTTTTGCTGCCAATCTTCTTCGCCATGTTGTTTTATATGATTGCTGATCTCCTCGGCAATCACATCCCGAGAGGCCATAAATGCACCAGCCGGTTGCATGGACAGGTTGCGAATAACCTTAACGCTTACTTTTTTGCCATCGACATTAAAAGTTATCCTGTCGGGAATAGCCTCGCTGTTATACAAGTATTTGATTTGATTTGATAAAGACAATATAGTCTCTCCAAACACATCAAATTCGCTGATGTCGACTACATTCTTTAAATCGGCAACCGACATGCCCGACAGTATGCTGATGGCATCCAGATCGCTTAAATGTTCGACCGCCTGCATCTGCATGAGCTGCCCAAGCTTTAGCTCGGCTAAAGCCGACGGGATTTTGATGCTAAGTTTACCCGTCAGTGTTTTTACTTTTCTTTCTATCATATCCTGAATAAATCTGTGAGGTTGGTAGGTGTGTATGTTTGCTTATAAGGCATGCGCGATTTTGGTACTGATGCCGTCTTTATTTTCAATTTGTTAAGTGCTATGTAGCGCAGTGGGTCTATCAAATGATTCCAGGTATCAACCGGTTCGTTAAGCGGTTTGCCTGACCGGTCAACTTTCCATTTGTAACGTCCCAGTTCTTTGTGTAAATTCACACTTCGCCGGGTAATGTTTAGCTTGTAGCGTTTTAAAATATCTATCGAGTTGTTGACACTGTCGGCTCCTTTTTTTGCAGGTGATATCAACCAGCCCATGCGCTTTAGTTCTTCGATAGATTTAGGTTCGGCGCTGTCGGCAATGATCTCTGTATTTTTGCTTACGCCATTAGCGGATAGTTTTGCGGAAATATCTTTATTGGTTAGTTCCGTCTCATAAAACAACTCGTCGATCCATAATTCGCCATTTTGAATATAAACCTCCAGGCAGCCGGTCTGGTCATTCGAAAAGCCGAAATCCAAACCCGCCCCGATTAGTCTGGCATCTTTAGGAATATCATCAACCAAAAACCAATTAGTAAATACCAGGCCGCTTACACGGCCGGTTAAGCCACGTGCATAAACCTTCCATCGTTCCACATCAGTTTCTTGGATGCTTTCGATCTTATCAGCCATAGCACGGTCGAGAAATGGGTTATGCCTATAGTCGGATATAATTAGTTCGACACCTGGTTTACCAATCAATTGGTCATGAACCCAAAACTCAGAATTGGGGTTATAATCAATAAATATCCGCGTCCGTGTACGCAGCGCCAGTTCGGTATAAATATTCCATGTAATACCATTAGCCTCGTTAACAAAAAGATAATCCCTCTTGCCAGACTTCGCGTCCTGTGCATCGGCATAGCTTTTAAATTCGATGATAGAATCATTGTAAAACTCAAATATCCGGTCGGTTTTGTTAAAGTTTTTGATCAGCTGTTTCAGCTGGTCAGATTTATTGTACATACTCAAAGCATCGCGCAGGGCGCCGGCTTTAAGATTCGGTATATCTTGCCCCACAATGGTAATAACTTGTTTTTCGTTTTCGGCCGCCAGGCAAAACAGTACCTGCTCAATGGCATAAGTTTTGCCTGAGCTGGTACCACCCTGGTTAATGACCACATGCGCCTGCGAGAAATAATTGCGCCTGAATAATACCGACGCTTCATAGTCATTTGCAATCATAATTTTGGTTGTTTATCGGGCGGCTAAAGCGCCACGTCCTTTTCGGTTGATGCCGGTTTCGGGCCGGATTGAATTACTTTTACAGTCAGCGATTTTGCTTTGCCGCCTGATTTTTTGGCTTTCGCCCTATCGGCCCAGCCCATACTTTTCAAGGCAAACATGGCCCCGGTAGGAGCGGGGTAGTGTAACCGGCTTTCGTAATATGCCATCACCCTGAACCGTCCACGCTGAATAAAGGCTTTGTGATAACCTGTTTGCTCATATTCGTCAAATTCGTCTTTGCTGGTAAAGCCTAAATAAAGTGCTAAACCAGTAACTGTAATAGGCTCAGCAGTCTTGTCTGTATTGTTTTTTGAACGTTCAAAATACTCGTCAATAAGTCTGTTTAATGAAGCGCGGTTGTTAAATCGATATTTTGTTTTTGACATGGTTTAAATTAATTTTAGCAGAGTGCAAACGTCTTCTATAAAAATTTTAAATAATATGGGTTTTTGATGCCGCTGGCACGGTTTTAAACGTTAAATTGTGTTAAATGCTTAGCACCACAACTATTTGTCCTTTATATTCGTATTTAGTTTGATCAAGGGTTTATTATAAGCCATATGAATTTTTTTAAAGCTGTATTAATCATTCTGTTTTTTTCGGCAGTAATTGTATCCTGCCAAAAGGATCAACAGTCTGCTGACGGCGCATTAACTCAAACAGTTGNTAAAGCAGATACCAGCGATAATTCGGGCAATTTTTTTGCAGTAAAAGGTACACTAAGCATTACAGTGGATGATTCTACTTATACCTTTGATGCCGCTAAAGATTCAATAGCATTCATTAACGTCAATATAGATAGTACTAAATACTTTGGCTTAACTGCCATTAATAAAGCGCACACGGTAAGCTTCGGAATCAGTTCGCGGGGCTTTGCGGGGCCCGAGTTAAATAACGTTATAGCTGGCGGCCAGTTGTTATTTAATGTCGACGGAAAACACATTAAGCAATACGCAGTCTCAAACTCGGTGGGTAATAACCTGTCAAACGCTATTTACCTTGAACAATATATGCAAGACAGTGTGCTGACAAAGGGCACTTTTACCACCTTGATGTCGAAAAAAGGTGGTAATGCTGCGCAGGTGGTAAGCGGCAGCTTTGATCTTCAACGCAAATAGTTTTTACAGGCTTTGTCCTCATTTATTGAGGGACAATACAAAGATAAATAAAAAATATGATATATATGCTATTTGGCATAATATTTTACCATATTTTTTCTTCGGCTACCTCGGTTTCTACTAATTGAGTAAGAATGGTTTTTACTACGGCCTCGCGTGCCCATTGCTGTTCGGTCTGTGATGCATCTTCCTGGTACCAGCGGATTGGCTCGTTTATTTCAATCCGTGTTTTATAGATAAAATGTTTTTTAGGGTGCATTTTGGTTCCTTCATAGCTATTCAGATTTTCGGCTCTGATGACTTTGGCAAATTGTTTAGTGTTTATGTCAAGCTGCAGGCATTCGTCCAGCGTGTTCTTGAAATCGTGCTTGTCCTCAAGCCAAATGGTTAAAATGTCGCCGTTTAATTCATGGTCGGCTACTGCAATGCGGCTATAATCATAATCAACAGAAATGATCATCCACCATAATTTGTCTTTTAGTTTTTGTGCAATCTTTATCATTTTTTTCAGAATAAGAGGGTTAGGCCATCATTGCTGATAGCGGATTGATTTTAGGTTTAATTTTCTTTACAGGGCCGGAAAGGGCGGCACCCATCCGGGCAGGTATTTTTGTATGGCGGTAATTTCTTTACTGCATTTGTCGCAGGCGGCATAGTAAGCTTTAAAGCGAATGCTTAATTGGTTATTATCCGTGCTGCTTTTAGTTGGTTGCGGATTATTGTCTTGTAATGCGGTATAGGCGATGTGCATTGGTCGGTTGTTATTAAAGGCTATTAATTTATTGGTATTGGCAGTGATATTTGTTTTAACTATGGATAGGGCCGTTGCCTGTATTTTAAAGTCGTTTTCCGTATTTCTGTATTCATGATTCTGTATATTCTGTAATTTATTTGGATTGTATGTAAATAAGTTTTAGTTTAGCTGCGGATTGACGACACAAACATAAAGAAAAATCTGTATATAAATAAAGAAAAGTAAAAAAAATAATTTTCAATAGCTCATGCAATCGCCAGAAAAAACTAACAAAATAAAGACGGTACGCCCTGAAACACTGGAGTTTATAATTTTATATAATCAGCTTAGAGGCAAAGCTTTTACAGGCAATGCGCAACTGGCCGAGGTACTGGGCTTTAATTCGGCCAGCTCGATCACAGAAATTATTAAGAGCCGACAAAATATCGATCCGGAGAAATTCAGAATTTTTAAAGAGCGATATAGAGATTTCATTGAAGGCAATGCTTATGTACCGGCTACGCAACTAACTAAAGTTGCCGAGGGGATACCTATGTACGAGATAACGGCCACCGCATCGGGCGTTGAAGTTTACAATGATATCAATGATACCCAGCCGGTGGGTCGCATGAATTTCCCGGGGATAGAGGATTGCGATTTTGCTTTACCGGTTTGGGGGCACTCTATGTATCCTTATTTAGAGAATGGCTGCTGGGTAGCTCTGAAAGTTATCCATGATAAAAAAATACTACCCGGCGAGGTTTATTATATTGAATGGGGCGATTACCGCATGTACAAACGCCTGCTGTTAAGTGATAAAGAGGACGAGGTAATTGCACACTCTGATAACGCCACTGAAATGGTGGGTGCTCAACTAAAATACGCTCCCTTTCCTATTAAAATAGCTGACATCAAAAAGTTGTGTCTGGTTAAGGATATCCATAAAAAGCATAATCATTAGTTTTATCAGGATGATTGATGGTTATTAATGTTTTACCTGTATGTTGAGCTTTTGGTATAGTTATAAGGAATATGAAGTTATATAACAAGTTAAAAATATTTCAGCTGTCGGTATTTTATTATATTTTTAAACTTAATTTAAACTGATTATCATGGATGTAAACTTTTACTTAGCCTTAGGCGTTATTGCCATCGTTGTGGTTATTTTTATCAACCATCGCAACCAAAAAAAAAAAGATGAAAACCATGCTTGAAGAGGCTGGAGGTACTCAGCAAATTTTCCTGACAAAGTCGGTTGAAAAGAAGAACAGAGCTTTAGCTGATATTTTATACGAAGATGGTTTAAAGCCTGTTAACCAAAATACTGGCACTACACAAAAAGATATATTGATTCAGCAGCTTCAAAAATTGGAACAAGCCTACGCTGCTAAAAAAATCTCTCTCAGAACTTACGACGACCATCTTTTTACTTTGTTAGAAAAAGCTAATAAGTTAACTGCAATGGCTTAAAAACAGGTATTCTGTTTTGTTTTTAAAATAAGGCTTGGATTTATTGCCGTTTGCTTATTATTGCACCGTATGACGACAGACGACGGTATAGTTAAACGCATTAAAATCATAGTGAAAGACTATGGCGGCCAGTTGGCGCTTGCTGGCGCTATCGGCGTCGATCAGGGCTTTATCAGCAAGGTTATTAACCAGAAGCAGGAGGTAAGCTATTACCTTATCAGTAAGCTCTGTTTCCAGCTTAAATATTCGCCAGAGTGGCTTATTTTGGGTACGGGTGATAAGAAGATCAGCAAGGCCGGATCGCCCAAACTTATTACCGAAATCCAAATGATGCGTACAGAATTGGATATTTTGCATGCCCGTATGCGCGCTTTCGAGATGGAGATTAAAGAACTGAAAGGACAGAATAACATTCAGCAAGCCGGATAG